AAGTTGTTACCGTTGTGACAACTTTATATGCCACGCGAATGGAATACCTCGTTTAGGGAACCGTGGAACCCTATCATTAAGAGGTGTTTAGATGGCGCAGATCTCCACACACAAATTTACATAGAAACCGGCGATAGGTTTCACGAAATTCAAGCAGAAAAATTAAGAGATTACGTTAGATCATTAAAAGATTGGATCCATGCGACAGAACCGGAAGGATTTCATAGAAATAAATAAAATATATGTGGTCGGAAAATGTCGGTTCCAACAACTAATACAAACTATGTCAGAAATGACATAAATTGTGATCCATTAGTAACACAACCTGCTTCAACTACTATTGATGTATTCAATAGTACCGAGGGTTGGACGGCATTTCAATACAAAGATTTCAACGGTGATTATGTTGCCAGGAATTCAAACAATACTGTGAGAACACCTGGGACATTTCAAGCAAGGAACTATGACAATACCGTTAGAACTCCTGCTGATTATCAACGTTATGATGAAACCAATACCGCAGTATTAGCATAATGGCACAATTCAATTGGGACGACAACTTTAGATTAAATGTTTCCATGGGTAAAGTCCGTGGAGCTTCGTTTATTCACAAGTTTGGTGCTGTCCCCGCTCTATCACAAAACACAACTGGAACTATCTGGGATAAGAACGACACTGTTTATCCCTGGAGTGCCTTTGATACTGCTGGGATAATTACTGCTGCTATTGCCAATGCTTCTGATGCTGGCAAGGTTGTAACAGTTATTGGATTAGATAACGACTTCAACGAAGTGTCAGAAACTTTTACTTTATCGAGCACAGCAACTGTATCAGGAACAGTTCAGTTCCGCCGTGTCTTTAGAGCATACATTTCAACTGGAACTAATAATGTTGGAGATATTACCTTCACCAAAAATGGATCTGATGTCTTGAGAATTACTGCCACCAAGGGGCAAACTCTTATGGCAATCTACACTATCCCTGCTGGTAAAACTGGATATCTCTATAAAGGTGTTAGCACTTCTCAAGCAGGTGCTGATGGAACTGGAAGTATGTTTATAAGATACTTTGGTCAAACAGCATTCAGAATTGGTCACTCATTTGAAGTTTCAAGTGGCGGAGAATATGATTATGAATTTTCATTCCCCATTAGAATTCCAGAGAAATCTGATATTGATGTAAGAATGACAACCAGATCAAACAACGGACGCTATACAGCAGCATTTGATATTCTTCTTTTAGCGGAGTAATAAAATGAAAAACTTTAAAGAAATCAGACACCTTGCTGAAGAAGCAAAGAAAAAAGAGAAGGAAGAAAAGCGTTTCTGTAAGCTCTGTCAAAAACCAGAGACCAGAAGTGAGTGTTCCTATGGCGAGAAAGCATGGGACCGTTTCGCAGTTCCTATTCAATCTATAAAGAGAGAAGAAGTAGAATTAGACGAAGCTGCTTGGACACGTAAGGAGGGTCAAAACAAAAATGGCGGTCTTAACGAGAAAGGTAGAAAGTCATATGAAAGAGCTAATCCTGGAAGCGACCTTAAGGCACCTTCAAAGAAAGTTGGAAATCCCCGCAGGGCGTCATTTTGCTCACGTATGAGGGGAATGAAAAAGAAATTAACTTCTAAGAAAACTGCCAGAGATCCAGATAGCAGGATCAATAAAAGTTTGAGGGCGTGGGCTTGTTGATGAATAGCAATTTATAAATAACAATTTTTATAAATAGTTATAGATTATTGCTGTTTATAAATGGCTGCTAAATTAGGGTCTATCAAACCAAATAAAAGGAAATCTCCAAATCAAAATGGAGAATGGTTATGTTCTGTTTGTGGAGAGTGGAAATTACCATCGGAATATAATAAAAACAAATCACAAAAAAGTGGATTACATTATTCTTGTAGAAGTTGTGCTAAAAGACATGTAAGAAAATATAACCTGCCATCAAAATATGGTATTACTTTGGAAAAGTATGATAGTTTATTGGCATCACAGACATCAAAATGCGCTATCTGTGAAAAACAACTTTTAGACGGATCAGATAATTATAATGAAAGACCAGTAATAGATCACAACCACAAGACAAATGAGGTTAGAGAACTACTTTGCTATGGTTGTAATTTAGCTTTGGGAAATGTTGGTGATAGTAGTGAGTATGCTTTGCGTGTTTATACATACCTAAAAAAGTGGAATTGCTGACATAAACCCGCCGATAAAAATCAGACTATTATAATTAGTTTTGAGGTTTCTCAAATGACAATGAGACTGAAAGAAGAGGATATAGTTAGGCTTATTCTTGCCTGTGAACTGTATAAAGATACTACTGGATCAGAATATATTTGGGATGAATACAATGAACTTGTAGGGAAACTCAAAACATACTTGGAACAATATTCCACGGACGATGAATAATACAATCTTCAATGCTATAGTGATTTTTTCTACTATAGCATTTTTTATTTACTGGGGTCTTACACATGCTTACCCTAATTGAACATTTAGCATCAAGTCAAATCTGGTTAGGATTATGCGGATTTGGAGTTATTGTAGTTCCTATTCTGGGCATTCAATACATCCATAGAAAAAAAGAGGAAGAGTAATTTATACAAGTGTAAAGTTATTCTTATTAAATCTTAACATATTGTAACACTATTTTTTCCTACATAGCTTATAATGTTATGTGGCTAAGAGTTACATATGTACGGAACTTATTTTATTGTTGTCTTCTTTGCGATCTTGGTGGCATATGCTGGGGTCGAAGAGACTATGAAACTCTTTGCTTATGCTGATCTCCAATTGCGCTATGCGTTTATTCGGGTTCAGATGAAATGGATGGGTTGGAAACTCAAGAGGCAACTTGTACGAGATACAACCGATTTCAAAAAGTTCCTCAAGGAGTATGAAAAATGAACACAAAGACTTGCCCTAAGTGTGGTGCCAATTGGATTGACGGGCAGCACTACTGGACTGGCACAAATAAACTTGGCAACGAACTTGATCTTGCTGGTTTAGTTTGTAATAAATTGGGAGATGATACTTGTATCAATCCTTGCCGTGGTAAAGAAGGCGGAGTTACTTGGGAGAAAAGATTAAAGGAGTTAGAAGAAGACCATCCCTAAATATCAAGTAGTGACTGTGTTTTATTGTGGCAGCGACTAATGATGTCTATTTGGGTAATCCTAATTTAAAGAAAGTAGGAACTCCCATAAACTTCACTAAGAAGCAAATTAACGAATGGATCAAATGTAAGAGTGATCCGGTATATTTTGCTGTCAACTATATCAAAATCATCTCACTCGATGAAGGTTTGGTGCCGTTTGAGATGTATGATTTTCAAAAAAAAATCTTAGAAGATTTCCATGAAAACAGATTTAACATCGCAAAACTCCCAAGACAAACCGGAAAATCCACTACGGTTGTTGCTTATCTGCTTTATTACGCAATATTCTTTGATAGCGTTAATATTGGCATTCTGGCTAACAAGGCTTCCACATCAAGGGAACTCTTAAGCAGACTTCAACTTGCTTATGAGAACTTACCAAAGTGGATGCAGCACGGTGTAGTTGTTTGGAACAAAGGTAATGTCGAACTTGAAAATGGATCAAAAATTCTGGCATCTTCTACATCTGCGTCTGCTGTCCGAGGCATGTCTTTTAATATCTTGTTCCTCGACGAATTCGCTTTCGTTCCAAACCATGTTGCGGAGCAATTCTTTGCCTCTGTTTATCCTACTATTACTTCTGGTAAGAGCACAAAAGTCATAATCATTTCAACGCCGAATGGCATGAACCACTTCTACAAGATGTGGATGGATGCTAAGAACGGAAAGAATGGTTATGTAATGAATGAGGTTCATTGGTCTCAAGTTCCTGGTAGAGATGCTAAATGGAAAGAAGAGACACTCAAGAATACATCTGCCAGACAGTTCGCACAAGAGTTTGAATGTGATTTCCTTGGTTCTGCTGATACGCTTATCAGTCCATCCAAGCTTCAAAACATACCATTTTCTGACCCAATTACATCCAATGCAGGACTTGATATTCACGAAAGAGTACAAAAAGATCACGAATACATTATTACTGTTGATGTTGCAAGAGGAATTGGTGGCGACTACAGTGCTTTTGTCGTGTTTGATATCACCACATTGCCGTATAAGATCGTGGCAAAGTACAGAAATAATGAGATTAAACCTGTACTGTTTCCCTCGGTAATCTTACAAGTAGCGAAGGAATATAATTTACCATATATCTTAGTAGAAGTCAACGATATTGGTGATAGTATTGCTGCTACATTGAACTACGATTTAGAGTATCCCAATGTTCTGATGTGTGCCATGAGAGGTAGGGCAGGGCAAATTGTTGGAACTGGCTTCTCTGGAACCAAAACTCAACTTGGCGTGAAGATGAGTGTGACAGTTAAGAAATTGGGTTGCGCTAATCTCAAAGCAATTATTGAAGAAGACAAATTAATGTTTGGTGATTTTGAGATCCTACAGGAGCTCACCACATTCATTCAGAAAAAGATGGCATGGGAAGCAGATGAAGGATACCATGATGACCTTGTGATGTGTCTGGTTCTTTTTGCGTGGTTAGTCATGCAGGAATACTTCAAAGAGATGACAGATCAAGATGTTCGTCGTCGTATCTATGAAGAACAAAGAAATCAGATTGAGCAAGACATGGCACCCTTCGGATTTATTGACGATGGATTGGGAGATAATACATTCGTTGATGCTGATGGAACTCTATGGGAGTATGGTAATACTCAAGAACAAGTCAGTTACATGTGGAATTACTAATGGAATTAGATGAACAGTTTTCATTAGAACACTTATTATTTGTAGAAAGAACTTGCCGAGTTTGTGGGCAGACAAAAGACTTAATAGATGGGTATTATTTGATCAGGAAGCACAAGAAAATATTCCCATCGGCATACTCATATGAGTGTAAGGAATGTACCAAAAAACGGGTATCCAATGCTAAAAAAGCTGAGAAAACTTTGTGGGCATATCCTGACTGGTAGTTCATGCGCGGTTTCCCCATTTGAAGTAATCAAATTTCTAAATACTTTTAGATAAATTTGATATCTAAGAGGTAAAAAAATGGCAAGTCAAGTCTCGCCTGGTGTTGTTATTAAAGAGCGTGATTTATCCAATGCCGTTGTTACAGGAGCACTCGCTATCCGTGCTGCTTTTGCTTCAACATTCCGCACTGGACCAGTAGGCAAAGTAATTAACGTAAATTCAGAAAGAGAACTAATTGATACTTTCGGAACACCAGCCGAGGCGAATGCTTCTGATTGGTTAGTCGCAGCAGAGTTTCTTCGCTATGGTGGACAGCTCGCTGTTCTTCGCGCAGCAACAACCGTTAAGAACGCAACCAAGAGTGGCACTGGTGTTCTTGTTTCCGATAAAGACGCATTTGATGCTGGCGTTACAACAGAAAAATTCCTTGCTCGCTATGCGGGAACCGAAGGGAATTACTATCGTGTAGTTATCCTTGATCGCGGCGCCGATTATAAAGTAACTGACACCAATCATGGTCTATCAGTTGGAGGAACTTATACTGATGGTGCTTCTGTAACTCACGAAGTTTACAAAGTTATTGACGCAAATAACTTCCTAATCGTAAAGGGATCTGCTGTTCCAACAGCAGGTGCCGGAGAAACTGTTGTTGCTTATACCAATTCTGATTGGAATGCTGAAGTAATTGGATCTACAGGTTTAGCATTCAAGGCAATCGGTCCTCGTCCTGGCACTTCACCTTGGGCAGCAGAGCGTTATATTTCATATGACGAAGTTCACGTTGCTGTAATTGATGAGAGAGACAATACAGTTGTTGAGCGTTTCACATATCTTTCAAAGATCTCTGATGCTAAGTCACCAGAAGGAAATTCAACATACTGGAAGTCAGCAATCAATGAGTTTTCAAACTACATCTATGCTGGTCAAGAATTGACTTCTGCTGAGATCACAACTGCTGGTGAAAATCCTGGTGGAACTGCTGCTTCATACGCAGCAACTTCTGGTGCTCCAAAAGAACTATCAAGAATTCTTCAAACTGCTGGTGGAACTCTATCAGGTGGTCTTGATGATTACGCATACAGTTCCGGAGAAATTCAAGCAGCATACGATGCTTTCCTTGATACAGAAGAAACCCAGATTGACTTTGTTCTAATGGGTGGTTCAATGAGCAACGAAACTGATACCATTGCTAAGGCACAAGCAGTTGCTGCTATCGCAAATAGCAGAAAGGATTGTGTTGCTTTCCTCTCGCCATATGTTGGTAATCAGGTAGCTACTTCTGGTGGTGCTGCGATTACTCCAGCAACACAACTTTCAAATACAATCGCATTCTTTGACAACATTGCTTCTAGCTCATATGTTGTTTTTGATAGTGGTGTCAAGTATACCTACGATCGTTTCAACGACAAGTATCGTTACATCGGTTGTAATGGCGATGTTGCTGGTGTTTGTGTTTCAACTTCAGCAATTTTAGATGACTGGTATTCACCAGCTGGTCTAAATCGCGGTGGAATTCAGAATGTTGTAAAACTCGCTTTCAATCCCAACAAGGCACAGAGAGACGATCTTTACAGCAATAGAATTAACCCAATCGTTTCACTTCCTGGCTCTGGTCCTGTTCTCTTTGGAGATAAGACTGCTCTCGCTTCGCCATCAGCATTTGACAGAATTAACGTTCGTCGTCTATTCCTCAATGTTGAGAAGAGAGTTAAGGGTCTTGCTGAAGGAGTACTCTTTGAGCAAAACGATAGCACAACCCGTAGTAACTTCACTGCTTCAATTTCTTCTTACTTGTCAGAAGTTCAAGCACGTAGAGGTGTAACTGACTTCCTCGTTGTTTGTGACGAAACAAACAATACTCCAGAAGTCATTGATAGAAATGAGTTTGTTGCTGAACTCTACCTCAAGCCAACCCGCTCAATCAATTATGTTACCGTGACAGTAACTGCTACCAGAACGGGCGTTTCCTTCTCGGAAGTAATTGGTAGATAATTAGTAATAGAACATAAACATCACAGAGGTAACCACTAATGGCATTATCAAACGTAAGTCAGTTTCTACAAACTATCGGTCAGGGCGTAAAGCCCAATATGTTCCTGATCGACGTTCAGTTCCCTGCTACACTTTCAAAGCAAACCGAAGATCAAAATCTTACAAATCTACTTTGTAAGTCAGCGGCACTCCCAGGTTCAAACTTGGGTGTTATCGAAGTTCCTTTCCGTGGAAGAACAGTTAAGATCGCAGGTGATCGCACCTTTGATACTTGGACTACTACATTCTTCAACGATAAGGATTTCAAACTCCGTTCGTTCTTTGAGCAGTGGGCAAACAGCATCAATACACACGAAGCAAACACAGCACCACTTTTCGTTCCTAACAACTCTACTGGTTACATGGCAGATCTTTCTGTCAAGCAACTGGAAAAAGATGCCAGCGAAGAGGGAGCTATTCTCAGATCATATACTCTCAAGTATTGCTTCCCAACCAACGTTTCTCAAATTGACATTGCTTATGATAGCAATGATCAGATTGAAGAATTCACAGTTGAGTGGCAGTATTCGTACTTCACTGCTCAACCAGGGACAAGACAGGGAGTTTCCGCGCTTCCAGTAGTCTGATAAATAGTTTGACTAACACAGTTGAATAAGTAATTATGAGTCAACTATTTGGCTTCCAAATCAATAGAAAGGAGGGACAGAAGGGGCAATCCCCTGTCCCTCCTTCTGCTGATGAACCCATCGCCGTTGCTGCTGGTGGTTATTTCGGAACATATGTAGATACAGATCATTCTGCTCGTAACGAGTATGATCTCATTCATAGATATCGTGATATGGCTCTTCATCCAGAAGTTGATAGTGCCGTTGATGAAGTTGTGAATGAGTTTGTTGTCAGTGATGCTCACGACAGTCCAGTAGAAATCAATCTTGATAATTTAGAAGTTGGTTCTGGTGTAAAGAATAAGATTAGAAATGAATTTGATCACATCAAAAAACTTCTAAATTTTGACAATAGAGCACATGAGATTGTGCGTAATTGGTATATTGATGGTCGTTTATTTTATCATAAAGTTATAGATTTAGACAATCCTAAAAAAGGAATTTTAGAACTTCGCTACATTGATCCACTGAAGATCAAAAAAGTTCGCCAAAAATTAGACAACAAAGCAAAAGATAGTCTTACTCGTGCTGCGATAAAAGGAACAGCACTTGAATATGAGTATGGCACATTTGTTGATTATTATCTCTTCAATCCAAAGGGTTTTTATCAAGGCGGTGTTCTTGGACCAATTGGAGATATGTCTCTTTCACAAGGAGTTAAGATCTCAACTGATGCGATCACTTTTGTTACATCTGGACTTCAGGATCTTAACAAAAGAATGGTGTTGAGCTTCCTTCATAAAGCAATCAAATCTCTCAATCAACTCAGAATGATTGAAGATAGTTTGGTAATCTACAGATTGTCACGCGCACCAGAACGTAGAATTTTTTACATTGATGTAGGCAATCTTCCTAAGGTAAAAGCAGAGCAATACCTTCGTGATGTTATGTCTCGTTATAGAAACAAGCTTGTTTATGATGCTAACACTGGAGAGATGCGCGATGATAAAAAGCATATGTCAATGCTTGAGGACTTCTGGTTACCTCGTCGTGAAGGTGGCAGAGGAACTGAGATCACTACACTCCCTGGCGGTCAGAACCTTGGTGAACTCAAGGATGTTGAGTATTTCAAAAAGAAACTTTACAACTCACTCAACCTACCACCTTCCCGCCTTACGGATGACAACAAGGGGTTTAATCTTGGTAAGACCACAGAGGTTCTCAGGGATGAACTCAAGTTTGCTAAGTTCATTGGTCGTCTCCGCAAGCGTTTCAGCGAACTATTCCAAGATATTCTCAAGACCCAATTAATTCTTAAAGGTGTAATCTCACCAGAAGATTGGGATGACATGAAGGAGCATATTCAATATGACTTCTTGTTTGATAATCATTTCAATGAACTAAAGCAAATTGAAATGATGAACCAGCGTGTTGCTATTGTTACACAGATGGATCCTTTTGCTGGTAAGTATTTCTCTGTTGAATACATTCGTAAGAATATTCTTAATCAAACTGAAAAAGAATTCAAGGAAATTGATAAGCAGATAAAAGGAGAGATCGCATCTGGTCTTGCTGTTGATCCAGTTCAGACAAATATGATGGATACAATGCAGCAACAAAACACTGCGTTTGGTCCAGAATTACAAGGTATTCAAGCAGATGATAGTGCCGCCAGAGAACAAGAAGCTGCGGATGCCAATATGGAAAGAGAGATAGAAAGAGCGAAAGCACAACCGAAAACATCAGAAAACAATAAATAGACATATATTGTCTTAATATCATGTCTGAAAATAATCAAGAAACTGGTGTGGTTGATATTGTAAACAAAATCAACGACAGTGATAGGGCATCAGCAATTGATGCTATTCACGATTTGCTTTTTGCCAGAGCATCTGATGCCATGGCACAGTATAAGCAGATTGTAGCAGATACATTTTTTGATGAACCTACCGAAGAACCTACCGAAGAAACTACAGATGAAACTGATAACGGAACAGATTGAGGACGTAAAAGTTCTCACAGAAGAGAAAGATGGAAAAAAACTCCTCTATATTGAGGGAGTTTTTCTTCAATCTGAACTAAAGAACCGTAATGGTCGTATGTATCCTTTTGACATTCTTAATAGAGAAGTTGAAAGATATACTGAAGAATATGTAAAAACTAAGAGAGCTCTTGGAGAACTTGGTCACCCAGATGGACCAACTGTAAACTTAGATAGAGTATCTCATAGAATTACAGAATTGAGAGCAGAAGGTCACAACTTCTACGGTAAGGCACAAATTCTTGATACTCCAATGGGAAGGATCGCAAGATCACTCTTAGAAGAAGGAGTTCAACTTGGAGTTTCTTCTCGTGGTATGGGAAGCATTGATAAGAGAGAAGATATTGCGATTGTCCGCGACGACTTCATGCTAACTACTGCTGCTGATATTGTAGCAGATCCTTCAGCACCAGATGCTTTCGTCAATGGCATCATGGAAGGAAAAGAGTGGGTCTGGGAAAACGGTATTCTAAAGGAAGCAAAACTTGATAAATATCGTAAATACATTGATGAAGCGACAAGTCGCAAATTAGAAGAGAGG